ATACAACATATAGTAGTAATCAGAGAACAATGCATCTGGACGAGACTCAACATACTGAGGTGTACCAAGTAGAGAGAAGAACTGTGTACGGAATTTACGTAGGTAGATGCTCTCTGTACCTTTGCGGATACTCTCTTCTGTAGGCTTGGGTCCTATCTCCATCTCGTGAAGAATTTGTTGACGTGTCGCTTCAGATAGCAGGGAGTTAACCCACATCTCATCTGTTGTGCTCTTATTTAAAGCAGTCGTTAGGTTACGTGCCCAAGCAGGTGTAAATGTGCGTCCTAATTGAGTCTTTAAGTCAGGTTCAATTCCGTATGGGAATAACTCTTCGTATGAGTATCCAGGAATTCTTCCGATTGTTTTATCAATAGTTTTTTTAATTTCATCTTCAGTACTTACTTTCCAAGATAAAGCACGTCCGATAGCAAGTGGAACTAGATATGACCCAGTAGGAAGGTTTGCTATAAAATTAGTTGCACGAGAACTGATGACCACGCCCTTGCCATCGTTTAAACCCATTTCCTTTGTACCAGGAATAAGCAGATACTCTGCTTCCATAGGGTTCTCAACTGGATTACCGTATTTATCTACGCCAAATGAGTTGTATAAACCATAGTAACTGTTAAGGAATCCACCCATACGTCCAGGTTGCTTTACAGCAAACCCACCATAACGATAGATACCAGAAGCAGCCGCATTAGGAAATGTTGTTAATGCTCTTGCAAGATATAGACCACGCTGTTGGCGTGGAATTGTATAAAATGTCTTGCTGATGTTTGCAACCATTTCGGTGGCAACTGCTGGACGCAATGCAAGAATTGTTGCAAGTGTTACTTCTTGTCCTTGAGCAACAAGCATATTTGCTTTTTCAACTAGACGCTTAGAAAAGTCAACAGTTCCATAAACTTCACGAATTAAGTTTTCTGGCTTAAGCAAAAACTTCCAAGCATTTGCCATTGCCATATCAATTGCTTGGTTGGTACCCTTGAGAAGATTAGTAGGATTTCCGTATGGAACATCTAGTGGTTGAATGCCAACCATCTGGTCTAACTTGTCACCCAGTAGTTGTTCTAAGTCGGTTCGCTTAACAGGTCCCGCAGCAGCAAGTAGTTGTGCATCCTTAGTGGGTAGATAACGATTGACATATGAGAATCCTTCGTCAACCATATCTGTCAACTGGTCAATTGGACGACCCATTGAACGAGCATAAGATGAACCCTGGTTGGTAGACGCCCAGGCAAGAAGGGCTTCTCGTGACTTACCAGCAAGAATCTGGTCAACCAGCATATCTCCACGCATAAAGGTATTGACTACATAAGCCAATTCATCAAAATACATAGGGTCTGCAACATTAGTAATCGTCTGTGGACCATTTCTAAAAATTGTATTAAACTTTGCTACAGTTGCTTTGTTACCAAGAATTTCAATTGTTCTTGTATTGTTGCTTGATATTTCGCTAAAGTAACCATCACCAAAGTAGTCACGATTACGCATAGATGGCATTTCATATACTTGACCATTAGCCAAAGTAACTTTTTCCATTTCAGGTAATAGTGGTTTCTTTTCGTAACGACCTTCTGCTACAGAGAATATCTCTCCACGCTTTGTAACCTTAGGTCCAAGTTCTTCAAGAGCATTGCCAATTCTTGCATAACTTGCTGCAATTGCTGCATCTAAAGTATTAACTTCTGGAGCCATAGTATTAATGGTCTGAGATGCCTTAGCAATTAGTATTTCTGCACTACGAATTTCACTAGCATAACGAGAGGCATTAATAGCCTCTGGTGTTAATTTTGCTGCATTAGTTTTACTTGAAACAACAACTTTAATTTTATTTCCAGTTATTTCAGTTACTGTAAATTTTGTATTACGCGGAAGAAGCCACTCAGATTCTCCTGCTGCAATTTTTGCAGTTGTTTCAACTCTCATACCAATTGGAAAAATTCCTTTTGTTCCAGAAGGATTTGTTATTTCCATAACAATTCCGTTGTCTCTTGCAAATCTTTTTGCTACTGTTTCTTTTATATCAGTTGATGAAAAAGACTTTTCAACAAACGTATCTCCTGGCTTTAAGTTACGCAAATTATCTAAATATTCTTTACTAAATCTGTCAGATGACATACCACGAAATGTAGTAATTGGAGTTTCAAGAACTGGTGCTTTTGAAATAAGAAAGTCTAAGTCGCTAACAATTTTATTAACTTTTACTGTTTCTTTTGCGCCAGCCTTATACCCATCACGTAGAACAGTATTGACGAGACTGTAATCACCACTACCATTTGTATAGTTTATTAATGAATCTTCATATTGCTTATAATTTTCAACAGTAAAGCCTTTTAAACGCTGGCTATTGAGTAAAGAAATAATTGAATTTTCATTAGTAATAACTGGAGCAACAATTTGTTCTGATGTTAATTCTGTTGTTTCTTTTCCAACAGACTTTAATGTTTCAACTCTACGCTTTAAGTTGTACAAAGATGGGACTTCGATTGGCTTGCCGTATTCAACAGTATACTTATTAAGTTTAACTTCAAGGAAGTCAACCATCTTTTCTGCAGCACGAAGGTCTTCTTTGACAACATCTGCCCATTCGCGCTTGGTTGCTGGAGATACCCCAGGAACATCTGCAAATAGTTGCTCATACTTAGCGTATGTAATATCTCGATTCGTAATAGCCATATCATACTGCTGTGACAAAGCCTTAATTTCTTTTTGAATCTCATTTTTTGCGCTAGGCAAAATAGTTTTAGACTTTTCAATATTACGAATTACGAAATTTGCACTGTTTTTAATAATCTGTCTACCAGCAGCACCAAACATAGCGGTAGCAAACTTGCTACCTTCAGCCATTGTTGCTGCCAATAAAGGTTCAAAAATTGAGTTCTTTGGAATATAACTGAAACGATACAATGCTGAGATAGAAAAAGCCTTGTTTCCAAGTTCAAATATGCCACGCATCGTATCGCGTGTAAATCCAGCACCAGTCTGAATAGCGCCAGTTACTACATTACTTTCGCGGCGGGCAGCGCGAGCAAGCATTCTGTCAAGTTCACCAAAAGGTAAAGTTGGCATTGAGTTGGCAAGTTGAGCCTGAGTCTTAGGTGCAACTTGAATTCTTGTACCAGTTGGGTCAAGTGCTGTACCCATACGCCTTAAGTCCCCGTGTACAGTATATATTTCTTGCAATAAGTTATCAACAAAAGTATCAATTAATTCTGTATTGCGGAATCCACGAGTAAAAGCAATTGAGCGGGTTAACTCTACATTAAGATTGTTAATCATTGCTGCTCGTTCGCCGTCAGTCTTTGCTGATACAAACTTATCAATTATCTCAGTGCGATATTGAGAAACAGTCATTGGAATACCTTCGTGGTTTTCAATCATCTTATCACCACGAGTAAACAAAGGAATATCATCAAAGGTAGCAATCAGTTCATCGATACCATTTTGAGGACGAATACCTGAGTTAGTAATAAAACCCTTAGGCATCATTGTTCCGAATGTACGAATAAGAACTGTACTTGGTCCATTGAGATATTTGCTTTGCAGTACTGTCTGTGTAAATCCACCAACATTAGAGAAGTCGCGTTCAATAGTAGCGGTCTTAATTTTACCAGCACGAGAACGTACAGCAGCAAAGCCTTCACGTCCAAGGACTGGCTCTGCTGGCTTATAGTTCTTACCGTAGAATGTTGGCTCGGTTGATACGATACCAGTACTTGGGTCTTCAACTTCCTTTAAGAAGGCATCATAAATCTCTTGGTGTTTAGGGTTCTTTTTGATAGCATCATCAAATGCACCAAAGACGCGAGAAGAATTCTCAGGCGTTACTCTTGGAAGTTGTCCAGTTGTAATGTAGTTACCCTGAATAACAAGGTTACCATCACCTAATACCCACAAGTCATCGCGCATACCAGCAGAAGCAAGGCGCTCAACTGCTGGAGCGTAAGCCTTATCTGCAAGAATCAAGTCACGAACAAACTCTGGGTCCTTAGTGTCTCTAACAAGAGCAGGAAGTCGAGAGTTGTTACTGTGCTTTTTAATAATTCTTGTGATATCAATAATGTTTTCTGATGTAGCAAGGTCTTCAATGTCTTGTCCAAAGACAGTTAAGTTGCCCTCTGTTCCACCAGACTTGCGGAATGTAATGTGCTGATTAATTAAATCTTCAGCCTTAGGCATAGCATCTACATCACCAGCACGGAAGCGTGTATTAAGACCAGCCTTCATAGCGCTAGCGCGAACGCCTGCAGCAAGACCTACACCTGCAACGTTGATTGCAACGTTCTTGATTAAAAAGTCGTTTGTTCCTGTAATCCATTTACCAAGAGTGTTTTCTTCAAAGTTCTTCTTAATTTGTGCATCATCCCACAAATCAACATCTGCAACATCGATACCACCACTTTTAAGAATAAGACTTTGAAAAGAACCTAGTGGAGTTAAATTACTCTTAAGAAGAGATACACCAAGAGAAACCTTTTCGCTTCGCTCATACGCATCAATTACATCTGAAAACTGAAAACCTTTACCGTATTCACCAGACTTGTACAAACGACTACTTGGGTCGGTAAGTAAGAATGCTGTTGAAATAGGACGAGCAATGATAGGACTAAATACATATTGTTCAGCCTTTTGAGCAGCATAAAGAACTGGGTCAACAGCCTTTGTAACGCTTGTGTCAACAGTAGAGAGACCAGCCTTTTTTAAAGCCTTTTGTGTTCCTGTTTCAGCAGCAATACCCGCTGCAGCAGCAGCCTCTGGAGAACCTTTAAATGTTTGTGCAGCGCCAAATTGAGCACCAGATGAGGCTACGTTGCCAATTAGAGCGCCAGGAAGTGATGCGATTCCCTTAGCAGCACCCTTGAGAGAGTTAATGAAGTCTTCCCATAACGCCATTACTTCACCTCCGCTGCTGTAAATGTATCAGGGGTACCACCTTGTACTTCATTACCAGTGATGGTAAGAATAAAGATATCTCTATCTTCTGGTGATTCCCAAGGAACCATTGCCAAAGGGATTGCTATTTCATAATTGTCATAACCTAGAGAGTTAGCAAATTTATCTAGGTGGTCAAAGAAGTTATTCTCTACCCATCTCATCAAAGTATCTGGTTTTTCAGGTAGTTAACAAACTGCTTGTATGAATCAGGTGCACCCTGTAAACGAGTAGCATTCATAAGGTCTGGTAAGTAGCGCTTAATTAGTGCTAAGTTTTCATCTTGGTTAATCGGTGATGTTAAACGTGCAGGCAATGCTTCAGAACCACGACCACGACCAATATCTACACCATCAGAAATTGGCAAATCATCCATTGATTCAGCATCAAGTGGGGTAAGACCAGACATCATTGAGTCCATTGGATTAGTAGGAGCCTGCACTTGAGGAATTGGATTGCCAGCCATTGTTGCTGCGCCCTGTTGTGCCATAGTTTCTACTCCTGTTGAACCTAAACTCTTCATACCTGGAATATACTTAGGTGCCTGCTTACCAGTACCACCTGCTCCGCCTGTAGCAGAAATGTTTGCAGGGTTGTTCTGAGGTGCAGTCGGACGGTCACCACCACGATTTTCTGGTGCAGTTGTCATTTGTCATCCTCTTCTTCTATAAAAGTATCTTCAAGTTCACTGTTGTACTCTTCGGCTAGACGCATCATTCCTGCTGCATTCCAAGGAGTCATTGCTTCACTTACTTCTGTATGAAGAAAGCGGTTACCTTCGTAATCTGCCCATTCGGATATTAAAACCCAACCTGATGCAATGTAATTTTTACCTGTGTTATCTGTATCTACAAGAAGTCGCAAGGCGTCTTCAACTGCTTCGCGGAACTCTTCACTCATTTTTTGTACTGAGTTTCTAATACAAACGGTTCTGCTGTCTTGCTGTCATTAAGTGCAGCAATAGATGCTGCTTGTTCAGGTGTAGCACCTGCATAGAGTGCACCAAGTGCATAATCTCCACCAGTGCCTATACCGTAGTAGCCTGAATCGCTACGAGATACTGCAAGGTCACTATCAATTTCAAAGATGTTTCCATTAAATGCTATAAGCACATAAAGTTCAAACTCTTTATCTGCCGATTTTGATTCTAAAAGCCCACACTCAGTTAGTTGTTGCTTTAAAGATGGAACAACTTTACTAATCATAAACTGAAAAAGGTTTTCTTTATCCTTGGCAATTGGAGCGGGTGGCTTCCAAGTATGCAAGATAACTTGCAATGCTCGTACATCTCCTGCGGCTCCGATAATAAAGTTTCCGTTGGTTACAACTTTAACCATATCTGGATGAGAGTAAATCTTTGAATCACCTACAACGCGAGAATCGCCAAGAACAACACAGCGATTTGCGTATTCAACGCCGATAATTGTTGTCATTGTCCCCTACCTTAATTATCTACGTGCTACGGTTCTTACGCTAGCGTTTGCTTCTCCTCCTCCAGAAAGACTGGAGAGGATACTCATAATGTCTGGTGGTGCTTGTTCAGGGGCTGCGATTTCTGGTCCACCTTCAGGAGCAAGAGCGCCTCCTGCTGGAACGCCTTCGGGAGCAGGGGACATTTGCTCAACCGCTTGTGGTGCCCCAGCAGGAGGAACTTGCTGCTGCGGAGCGAATGTGGCTTCAATTGCGTCTTCTAGTGCTTGACCCTTTTGACGAGCCTTGATAACCGCAGCAATCTTACGTACTACTTCTGAAGCATCCTGACCTTGTGTTGCCATCTGTGGAATGGCTTGTGTGTAGGCAGTAAGCGAACCAAGTAATGCGGCACGCATATCTTCAATTTCAATCTTCTCAAGTTCTTGTGTTACGTTTACAGTAAATGGAAGTTCTCTCATAGCCATATCTCGGCTGATGAGTTTTCCTCCAAGTGCTTGAAGCATAAAGATAAGACCTTGCGCTGGGTTAAGACCAGCAAGCATACCGTAACGAACATCAGCAGAATAGTCATTCTTGATGTCCTTACTTGGCTTGTATGTAATTTCATATGGAGAACCTGAATCTACGCCACGAATTGTTTTTTCTTCTGGATAAATAAGTTCATCAACTTCAAAGCAAAGGCTAATAACATCGCGTAGAGCAGATGCAAAGATTGCTTGAGCAGACTTAACCTGGGTATCAAATGCACCCATAAGAGCCTGCACGCCTTGTCCAGTGACGATTGAAGCATCAATGTTGCCTGTACGTGATTCAGGGTAACGAGTACCAACACGAAGTTCTTGATTGAGCAATGACTGCTCTGTAAATGCACCTTGGGGAAGTGTGAGTTCTACGCGGCGTACACCTGCTGGGTTTGCAGTACGGATAACTGCGTCTCCACCAAGTTGTAGTTCCTGTACATCCTGTGGAAGTACGATAGGAGCCTGAACAGATTTCTCTGCTGCTTCCATTGCAAGCAATGCAAAGCGATTGCGTAGTAACTGAATACCCAAGACGTCATCAAATTGTCCACGAAGTTCACCATCGACAGATGGCTTACGTGCAACAATAACCATCATCTTGCCCATTGGGTTCTTGACCTTTGAAAGAATCAGGTCTTGACGTGTTGGTAAGTAGATGATTGATTGGTCTTTGTCATAATAGCGAATTAACTCAACCTCGTTATTAAGGTCTTGCTTGTAGCCTTGACCACCAAGCAGTTGCCTTTCAAACTCTGGAAACTGAGTAACGAGTTCGCCTAATGTCATTAGGTATCTCTTAGCAAATGCCACACAACGTCCATAGCGGTCAAACTCTGGATAGGAACCTATCGGGTTTTCTATGCGGATACGTGGCAACTTTGCTTCTTCGTCCAATTCAATAATGAACGGAACGAAACCATATGTGATGTACCAGTCTGCACCTGAGTACATTTGTACTGAAAGGTCAGAGTGTGCAAAATAATTTGATGCGATGCGGGTACGCTTGTCAGCAAAGTTACGCGCTCTGTCATTGACTGCGTTGGCTGCTGAGCAGTTTACTGCTGGCAGTGGTGCCATAACCTCTGAGAGGTCACGTGCCACAATGTCAATGAAGTTAGCAACTACGTTGGCATCTACGCCATCTGGAAAGAAGTCAGGGTAAACCTGTGAGATTTGACCCTTACGGACAGCAAGGACGTCAAGGTTGCGAGCATCTCTCTCGCTATTGCGATAGCGCAGTGATTGAACACGTGCTGCTACCTGTTCCATTGATAATGCCATTGTTATCCTATCCGTATTGGTTTGACCATTGGTCTGCAAACGCGTCATCTAAGTTGATTGCAAACCTGCGTTCAACTTGAGCACGAGTTGCCCAACGGTTGCTTTGATACTGTGTTGCTTGACTTGACTTTTGCATTAACTCTCTAATGCGGATAACCGCAAACCATAGAGCCATAACAACGTCAGTAGGGTTCTTAGTATCTGGCTTCCAGGTAATGAGTTCTTGAACAAGAGTCTTTAAACCCTCAGAGCCTTCATTACTTGGTAGTTCGATAATGTTGTTATCTTGGAATCTGCCATCTCGTGTGTTACCAAACAAGGTAGCCATAGATGCCACACCGAAAGAGGTGTCCCATTTGTTCTTGCCAGTAAAGTGTGAATTCAGTTGCGTACCGTAACCTGCTAAGAAGTTTCGTAGATGTTCGTCCAGCGCATACGCTTTCTGATGTGCATTGATTTCGATACGCAATTCTTGAGGGCGGTATTTCTCCACCCAATCTTCGATTAAATTTTGAATCTTCTGTGGATTAGGGTCTGTCATATTGACAGCATCTAGCACATAGATTTTTCCGTCAGCCTTGTTGTATGTACATACCACGGCTCCTGTAGCACCTGCCATAGCAGGGTCAAGTCCAATGATGGTGTAACCCTCAACGTGCTTAGGATGTCCTGGGTTACCAGCCTTTAGTGGTCCTCGTTTACGCATTCCGTTGACGGAACCTGAGATACAGGTTGGAGAGAAGATTGAATCTTCTTGGACGTCTTCTTGCTGGTAGACCATAGCCCATACTGACGGAGCGACCTCAGAGCGACGTGTAAAGAGCGCGGGTCCATCCCATTTCGGATAAAGTCCGTCGGCATCAGGTTCGTCCACATCTCCTTCAGGTCTATCTGTTTTAGCCCAAAGGGTTTTCCAATTTAAAGGTTTTTCGTCAAACTCAAGAACGGCTGGCATAGCCATATAGGTGAAGGGTGATTTGCCACCAGTCCACTGTGAGCCATCTCGTAGCATCTTGTAGAGGTCAATCGGTGAGACTCTGGTACCTACGATGATAAGTTTACCGTAGCGTCCAAGACGGGTAATAACTTCTTTCTGAAGCCATTCCATCTGCTTTTCCCACTCGTGGGCGTTAGAACCCATCACAGCGTCATCGACAATAATCAAGTCGGCACGAGCACCGTAAATCTGGGAACCAAGTCCTAGTGCTTGAACTGTTGGGTCTTTTTCGCCACTATCGCGTCCTGTACCTAAATAAATCATATCTGCAGACCACGTAGTGGCGTCTGCCTTATATCCGCCATTTGGACCAAAAGCAGTCTGCAGTTTAATAAAGGCGGGGTGGTTAAGACGAGTCTTAATTGCACCAAGGAACTTGCGTGCCATACCCTGAGTCTTTGAGACAATGATGACTCGTGAGTTGGGGTTGGTCACAATCTTGTAAACCACGTAGTTGGTCGTGATGACCGTAGACTTTGCGTGCTCAGGTGGTACGTTTACGAGCACTCTGTTGACAGCCCCTGGCTCGTAGGTCATAGCAGGGTGTAACCAGCGCGGCTCGCGCCCCTCGATGAGGTCAATCCAGTTGAGGTGGTGAGGAAACATCTTGGTATCTAGGAACTGCTCACAGAAGTCGACGAAGGAGATTTCCTTTAGGTCGCCTAGGTCTGCGATAACGCCTTTACCCACTAGTCGGGATTTGTCGGAGCGTTCCTTAAACTCAGGTTCATTCATTGTCCACTGGCGGAAGGTGACGTCGTTGCGTCCCACAGATGCCATAGCCGCCGTAATGGTCGAGCCTTGCTCTAGTTGGAGTAGAACCTTCTCCTGCGCTTCGCGCTTGGGTATGTTCTGTATTCCTGGCTTGCGTCCCATAGGTGCCCCCTAAAGTTGCCCTCTGTAGAGGTTATAAAACGATGTATAAACGGTACCCGTTAGACGGCATAACTGTGGCAATTATTAATTAATATTATATATATTAAGGATTAACCGTAGAGCAAACGGAGGTTAATCCGTTTAAGATTATTATTAATCTTTACATATAAGATAACCCGTTCAAAGTACCAAAACCGAACACTTAATATCAATATATTTTTAAATATCTTTATAAGGGGGGCTAATATATATAAAAGCCCTGGTCAGGGCGTATTTAGCGAATATAACAGAAAATTGGAATGGGAGTATATATACAAGTAAGTGAGCATATTAAACAACCCTACGGTCAAAAGATAGCAACAGAGTATGGTTAGGACAACCCTCACCCTTTACCAGAGGGTTAGAGTCTTGTCTTATAATATAATCCCGCAGTATGCGGGCTATAAATGCCAGAGATTGGCAAGGAATTAACCGCAGAATAAGTTTCTTGATTGGGTGACTATCCCCCGTCCATATTCGCGGGGTCTAGTCTTATGGATTGAGGGCTATCAAATAGGGGAAGATAGTTTAACTTTCAACTACTTACACCCTCTAGAATTGTCGACAAATCGACAGACCTAAACCCCTCACAGGTTCCGCGGGTGTGATGGACATCACATTTCTTGAGCGTGGGCAATGCTTGACAAGCCTAGTTTGAGCCTGTAATGTTCCTCTTGTAACTTAAACCACACAGACAGGGGAACCAAATGAAAGCATTCACAGTTAGAGAGTTGGAGATTCTGAAAGAGTCTCTCAATACTACAGACCCAAGCCAAAAAGAATTGCTCGCCAAGATTTGGAAAGCACAGCGTTCAATAATCAAGTCAGAAATCAGAAAGGCGGGAAACTAATGAAACTTATCCTCACAGAAAAGCAACTAGATTTGATTCAAACCGCGATTGAATGGGCTCACGGGTCTTGCGCGGGGGTCACAAAAGACCAAGACGAAGACCTCTACGAATATCACAAAAAGTTCTTAATCCTAGACGAGCAAGTGATGAAGCAAGTCCGCAAGGCATACGCCAAAAAGAACTAAGCAAGACCGCCCCCGCCCCTCACAGAGGGCGACAGGTGCAAGACCTGAGGGAGGCACTAGGTAGGGCAACAATGCCCGCCTTATGATGGGAGAAGATGCAAAATGATTAACTACTTAACAACTTGGGCACAGACAACAGAGGACGCCTACAACGAGGGAAATCTCTTCTTATGGGCTTGGGGTATCGGGGCTCAGATTCTACCGTTCGCGGGGGTCTTCCTAGTTCTTGCGGGTGTCGGCGTGTGGGCTTTCAAGATGTGGGAAGATAACTTCTAAACAATGTGACGAAAGTCACAGCCCTAAACCCTTGACAGAGGGCGCGTGTTCACGACACGATTAGGGCACAAGGGCAAACCCGCCCGATTTAGACAGGAGCAAGCAAGTGCAGAAACACGAACTATACCAAGCAATGAGCAAGCCAATGGCGCGAAGTTTTCGCCAAGCAGAAGATGAGGCAATGCTAGAAGTTCGCCGTGAGAATGGCAAACTTTACGACGAATACGAAAAGGCTCAGGCAAAATGGTACGAAGAGAAGAAAGAGCAAACCGAAAAGATTAAAGACAACTATAAAGCCCATATGGAACTAATTCAGGCACAGATAAAAGCACTCTATGAGACCCAAGAACTAGTCAGAGAGCGCAAGGATAAGGCAATGGACGCAATAAACGCCGAATGTTGGGAAGCCCTAGCCCCAATCCGCGAAGCACAACAGGAAAGAGCGGAAGCAAACAAGGCAAAAGGTCAGGCAATTATGGAGGCACTAATCGCAAAATATGCGGAGAGAGTACAAGCCAAGCAGAGCGTGTGAGGTAACTCACAGCCCGCCACTCTTGACAGAGGGCACAGGGAGCGAGACCCTAGGCGGGCACGGGTAGAAAATCTACCAGCACGACAACGAACAGGAGAAAAAGAAATGAATCAGAGAGACGCTCTACACTATATCGAAACCCGCCAAGCATTCCAAGCCTCTGCCCTAAAAGGTGTGAACGTAAACGAGCACGGGCTTCTTGGCGCATTTGGAAGACTAGACGCGGAAGAGTTCGCCAAGTTCAAGCAAGAAGAAACCAGCGTGAATTATATCGTGTACTCATACGACACGCCCATTGCTTGGCATTCTGCCAAGGGCTGGTACATCGTGGCGCAAAAGTTTAGCGTGACCACTAGCAAGCATCAGAACTACGTGCGCCGCGCTATTGCTGAGAGTTTAGTGGGTGCTAACTAATGAGCGATAAGTGCGACAAGTGCGGAAATATGGCGCGGGTCACCGTGTCGGGGTTTATCGTGGCACAGTATCTGTGCGCCCAACACGCGGGCGAATTGTGCTTAAGTGTTGGAGACCTAGCGGGACACAGTAAGTTCCTCGCACTTACAGAGGGGGACAGGGTGTGCGCGTAATGGAGCAAATACTAACCGCGCTGTATCTGGTCTGCTTGTTGGGTTTAGGCTTGCTAATCTCTTACGGGTTGGTTAATCTGTGGGACGCACACAAGCGAGGAATGGCAAGGGTCAGAGCATACGACACACGACAGGGGGCAAGGAAATGATGCCCTTAGCACTAGCACTGCTACCCATTGCCGCGCTATGCATTGCGGGAATATTAATCAACGACGAAATGACAGGAGAAAACTAGAATGCAAACAACTATGGCAGATTTGCACCGCTTAGTCGGTGTGCTTGAAGAATTGGTAAAGCCTTTATTGGAGGGTGAGGTAGTCGAGGACACTTACGAATCCAACAAACGCCCGCACCTAGTACTACAAGAGGGGAGCAAAACCTACGGGCGAGCCTTTCGCATTCACTTTACAGGAGGGAGCAAGTACGGCTCAGGACATTGCGAACCGCGAGGGTTTAGTGATTACCTAGGAGGAACCAAGGCAGAGGCAGAGCGCACCTTGCGAAGCCTTATAGCGGGTATACGTACAGGCTTAACTATTGCGGGGAGGGACAACTAATGAATCTCGCAGAGATAGACACGCTCCAAGATTTGCGCGAGTGGGTCAAGGAAAACTTTCCTAACGCCTTAGTAGTAGACGCAGATGATGAAGTAATAATTCAAATGGGTGTCGTTGCAACTATGGGCGGATACCTTGAACCAATAGAGAGAGAAGACGAGGAATGAGCGACACAGTTGTAATCTGTGGTGATTGCTTGTACCCTATCAACCAATGCGAACACAACAAGACAGGAGAATAAGATGAGCACAGAACAGGACACAGACTTAGCGATACAAACATTGAAGGAAGCAATCCAAGCACTTAAAGACTTAGGACTAATGACAGAGGGGGACGAAGAATGAAGCAACACCATTTTGTAATTGCATATGACACCGAGACTAAGACTTGGTATTGGGACACAGACCAAGAGGAAGCACGCTTTGTTGACGGAACTATCTATGATAAATTAGCGGAGAGTTGGACTTCAGGTTACTTAGGAGACGGAGAATACGAACCACAGGAAGCCGACCTTGCAACTATCTTGCAAACAAATCTTCGTGCTATGAATGGTGAGCAGTAATGGGATACGAACCACCACTAAATGACCCATTCTTTTACGACGACTCAGACTTTATCAAATGTAAAAGTTGCGATAAAGATTTTGATTACAACCTATACCGCTCTGATACTTGCGAGGAATGCGAAAACAAAATAGTTGAACAGGAGAAAGCAAATGCAAATGCAAATCGTCTATGAAACAAAGGGCGTGAAGGTTGTCAATGTTTGGCTACCAGAGGGCACAGAACTACCCGCACAATGGAAGACTATGACATACACAGAGCAAGACGAATGGCTCTATGAACACCAACAAGAATCAAAGACTTTATGGAGTGATGAATACAAGGGTGAAGCAGTAAATGTTTTACCAGTTGCACAATTAAAAGCGGTGATTTAATGACGTTGCCAGATAGAAGATGGCACGAAGATGGCAACTGCAATCAACACCCAGACCCCGATTTATGGCACTACGATAATTCTATTGACGGAGACATACAAAAGTTGGAAGTGTTGCGAAGTGTACAGGCAATAGAGTTATGCAATATTTGTCCAGTCAGGGATAAGTGTTTAGAGCAGGGACTAGAGCGTCAGAACCTAGAGTTTACTGGTGGGCACGGCTCAATCTGGGGTGGCTTACTCACTGTTGAGCGGTACTTATTGACAACGAAGAAGCCGCAGGAAAATATGGTTCGAGCAGAGCAAAGACACAGAAGGAATGTTCGCTCGAAAATTGCTAGGATAGATAGATGAGAAATCGATTTATTGTTCTATCAATTTTAACTGCCAGTCTTTTAATTGTGCAGTTGAACCACACAATAAAGACAAGGGATGATAAGCCACCAGTCATAAGAACCAAGGCAACAAGAGAAGAAAGCCAACAAGATAATGGCAATGCGCTATGCCCAAGTTGGCTGGGGTTGGGATAAAACTCAGCGAGCCTGTGTCTATAAAATCTTTATGAAGGAAAGTCGTTTCGACCACTTAGCCAAAAACCAACAAGGCTCATCAGCCTATGGAATTGCACAGATGTTAGGCGAGAAGAGTAAAGACCCAGCAGTTCAGATACTCAGAGCCTATCGCTACATCGTGCACCGCTATGGCACACCGTGCAAGGCTTGGTCGCACCATACTAGGGGTTGGTACTAAGTGCTTGACTTAACTGGTAAACCTATACTAACCTGTATTTGTGGGTGCAAGATGTTTGTAGTCACCGTAATGTGGGACGAAGAGACAAGGGAAGTAAGTTGGTACGATTTAAAACAGGAATGCAAGGAGTGCAAAGCAATCAGCACTGCACCAACACCTATGGATTGGAGAGATGAATGAGTGAGAAAAAGATTGGGAAGTCTTGGTTTTATTGGGGCAAGATAAGTGCATTTGGTATTGGATTTCAGATTAACAGACACAACCTTGACCTGACCATAGGGTTTTGGTATGTAGGCTTGGAGTTCTGATGCCAACGTATGAGTATCGGTGCAATAAATGTATGGCACATACAATCTTAAGTCGTAAAGTAGAAGAAAGAGATATTGAAGTCACTTGTATTTGTGGTCATACATCTAGTAGAATATACAACACACCAGCAATCCGCTTCAATGGTAGCGGGTTCTATTCAACAGGAGGTTAGAGATGTGTGAGATATGTCAAGGCGGTGGTTGCTCTGTATGTTTCAGAACAGAGGGCGAAGGTTTACAATTTGCTAGTGGCAAAGAGATTGAAGAGTTCTACGATTCATACGGTGAGTCACTTTGGGTAGACCCAGCAGAGTCAACGCCTGAGTCTTCCTCTGTGGGGGCATCGTCGTAATCGCGGAATGGTTTGAACCCACCAATCTTGTTAATGAGTTTGCGAATGGCACGCTTGTGACGCATACGAACTGCATCTTCTGTACCCATATCTAGTTCCTTTGCAATGTCACCGAAGTCCATTGACTCTGAGTAACGTAGGAATAATACTTTTCTATCATCCTTTGGTAGTTTCCAGAATGCATAGTCAACTTCAATCATCATTGCCATAAGATTGCCACCCTCATTAGGTGCAGAAGGGCGACCAGTTCTACCAAGATTTAGTTTATGGGTTACGCCCCACTCTCCACGCAGTACAGGTGGAAGCAATGCCTCAACCATATCTGCTTCGTAATAAAATAAATCGCTAGTCTCATAGCCACCAGACTTTGCTTTCCAATGGTTGCAATAATCTAAGGCTTGATTGCGTAGGCTACGATAGATAAGGTTCTTTGCATCCTTGTCACCTATTTTTTCCCAAGCATCTAGTTTATTTGGGTGCTCTACAAACCACTGATACAAGGATTGTCTAATGTCTTCAATGTCAACGGTCGGAGACTTACGAGAGTATTCAGATGCGACAGCATCTACTACATAATCCCAACGCTTTATTCTTTCCCACTCAATCATTGAAGTTCCTTCTCAATAGCCTGAATAGTTGGACAAGGATAAACGTGAGCACACCAGCATATAAGTTCTTCTTTGGTTGGTACCCAATCTGGTATTGAACTAGGCTTATGCAATTCCACTACTGCACGAAGGGCTTTGATATAACAATCTGGTTCCCATCTCAGCCCTGATTCAATATCACTGTAGTATTTATTTATGTCTGCTAACAATTCATCGCGTGTCACTTAATCTTTGTCCCGTCCACTATCTTGAGGAAGGTAACTGGCTTCATCATCTTATTCTTATTAGCAAACTCAGTTGTAACTGGCAACCACTTATCTTCCCACACAAGATTGTTCATCAAGTCAAGGCGAAAAGACCACACGCCCTCAGGTGTGTAGTTAATGTAGTAAGGTGTCAACTCAAGTTCAGCAGACTTGGTGATGAGAAAGTCGTACTTCTTTTTCTCAAGCAACAACGTATCGTAATGTGTATTGCGTGACTTGAGTTCGATAAACATTTTGTACATATCTGTAATGCAATCGAATCCATCGAAGAGTTCTGGGGAGTGTATTAAATCTGGGAAATGTTCTTCTTTGAGCCAGTCGAACAACTCCTGTTCTTTCATTCGTCCCACTTACCTCTTAACACTAGCAACCCAATGATTGCATAGTTAGCCATATCCTTGAAGGAATCCTCAAGAGATTCGTGCTCAGGGTTTGCGCCACTGTCAATCAGATTGTTAATGCGAGCAAGTTTATCGTGCATACGCACACGTAACCCATTGATTGCACCACCTGGTGCTTGGGAAATATTCTTTGGACCATAATCTTTATGCTTGGAGACAAGCAGTTTAGATAATTCTTTAGTTACGTTGGCAAGATTTACTTCGAGGTGGA